ACGGCGTGTACGTCGAGTTTGGCCGTCGGGCAGGCAGCATGCCGCCGGTGGACGCGCTCATTGGCTGGGTGCGTCGCCACGCCGCGACGGGCAGCCTGCCCCGCGGCGGAGCGAACCGCCAGCGAGTCCTCTATAACCGCGCTTTTGCGCTGGCCCGTGCCATCAAGCGCCGCGGTATTCCTGCGCGGCCGTTTATGCGGCCAGCCTATCGACGGAATGAGGGCGCCATTACCGCCCTATTTGCCCGCATCGGGGCGCGCGTCGTCGGGTACCTGGCGGGGAATCCGCTATGACGCTCGACACCGAGACGACCCTCATCGGCATTCAGAACAGCATCATGCGGCGGCTCGACACGATCTCGGGATTGCGAGCGACGGCCACCGAGGTCGATCGCCCGGACTTTCCCGCAGCCTATCCCCGGCTGGTGTCGTGGATCTACGACACGGTCTTCGAGGGGCATGCCGACTGGACTTTCGACATCTGGGTGATGGTCTCCATCGCCCCAGACCTGAACCGCGCCCAGGTCGCGCTCAACGAATACCTCGCGCCGGCCGGGCGCAAATCGATCAAATGCGCGATCGACGCTGATCCCAGCCTCGGCGGCTGCGTCAGTTTCGCGCGGGTGCTCGGCGGCGGCGACTACGGCCGCGTCGACATCGGCGGCATTGCTGCGCTCGGGGCGAGCGTGCGGGTCCTGGTGTCGGCGTGACACCTAGTTTGTCAGTGGTCATCCCTACGCTCGGGCGCGCGAGCCTGTCGCAAACGCTCGACTCGCTGGACGCGCAACCCGAGGCCGAGCAGGTCGAGGTCATCGTCGTCGCCGACATCTTCGGTGGGCTGACTGCGGACCTGGAGCAGGCCCGCGCGCACGTGCAGGACGAGCGTGACGCCGATCGCTACGTGTGGCTCGAGGTCGACGGCGGACGCCACTGCTGGGGCCATCCCCAGCGCACCTACGGCGCCCGCGCGGCGAATGCCCCGTGGATCTGGTTCACCCAGGACGACAACATCTCCGCTGCCGGCGCCTTCGCCGCGATGCAGGCCGCGATCGACGCACAGGACCACCCGCGGCCGCTGTTCTTCCGCTGGCTGGCCCCCTGGCGGCAGCTCATCTGGCGTGACGAGCACCTGATGCTCGGCAACATCGACGCCGACTGCCTGGTCTTCCCGCGGCCGCTCGCCGAGCAGATCGAGTGGGGCCTGCGCTATGAGGGTGACTTCGACGCCGCGGTACGCGCGGCCGAGCTCGCCGCCGGCGACATCGACTGGCGCCCCGACCTCATCAGCATCGCCCGCCCGTGGCCCGCCGACCTGTGGTGGAAGGTCGCCGCGTGATGCACGAGGAGGCGTACGCCTTTGTGCGCGGCGTATTGGCGGGGCTGCCGGCACCACACGACGTCGTCGAGCTCGGCGGCCTGGACTTCAACGGTTCGGTCCGCGATCTGTTCAATCGGACCCGCTACTGCAGTGTCGATCTGGTAGCGGGCCACAGTGTCGATGTGGTCGCCGACGCGGCCGACTACGTCCCGCCGGAGGCGCCCGACATGGTGGTGTGCTGCGAGGTCCTCGAGCATTCCCCGCGCGCCGACGAGATCGTGCGCAACGCTATCCGCATGCTGGCGCCCGGCGGGGTGCTGCTCGTGACGTGCGCAACCGACCCCCGCGCCCCGCATAGCGCAGTCGATGGCAACGCCGTGCGGGCGGGCGAGTGGTATCAGAACGTCGCGCAGGAATCGCTCCGGGCGTGGCTCGAGGGTATGGAGGTACTCCACTTGGACACCTTGCCGCGCGGCGACCTGCAGTGTCTGGCGATCAAGCCATGATCGACCCGCATCCCGAGCAGCAGGCTGTCGTCCCCTATGTCAACGACTGGCGCTGGAACAACCAGGCCACGCTGCCGCCGATCAACGGCCAGGTCCGCACCGACCTGGGCACCTGGCTGAACGCGACCCACGTGTATATCTCGAAAACCACCGACAGCGGGCAGGACGTCGGGGCGATGCTGCTCACCATTAGCCCTGGCTCTAATCTCGACGTACAGCACCGCACCGACCCAACGCGCTCCGCGCGGTACACGGTCAGGGCGGCGCCCGTCACCCAGGCGACCTACGTCGATGTGCCGGTGACCTATGTCCAGAGCGCCGGCGCGATCCCGACGAGTAACACGGTCATTACGGTCACGTTCAGCCTGACCTCCGTTGGCGGGCTGTCATGCACCTGGCGGGTCTATCCCGCGCGGGAGCCGTATCGCTTCTACATCGAGGCCAACTGCCAACATGGTCGCGTCATCGAGACGGTGGCGACGACGATGGGCTGGCCGGCCAATCAGGCAGACATCATCCAGACCCTGACGCTGAATCTGCGGCGACGTATGGGCTGCAACTGTAGCGAGATCGAGCCGACGCTATGAGAGTGTTGCTGGTCGGCGCCGGCGCGGACATCGCCATTCGCGATGTGGAGGACGGGTTCCGTCGGGCCCTCGGTGAACTCCTCGGCGACGGCCTGTACTTCTACGACCTGGCGGCGCGGCTCAGTCTCGCCCAGCGTTGGCTGAGCATGCTCTGGCGGGCCCGCGGCGCCGTCCCTGAAGATCGGCCGAGTTGGCCCGAGGCGATTTACCGCGGCGGGGTCGAGGCGCTCGAGATGGCGCTGCGCTTTCAGGTCGATTGGGTGATTGCCATCTCGGGCATGTTTCTGCATCCGGATGCGCTCGGCCTGATGAAGCGCGCCGGGCTGCGCACCGGGGTGATCTTTACCGAGTCGCCATACGAGGATGCCGCCCAGGCGCGCGTCGCCAGCCTGGTGGACGTGTGCTGGACCAGCGAGCGCTCGAGCGTGCCGCGGCTCCAGATGGCGAATCGCAAGACGCAGTACCTGCCGCACGCCTATGATCCGCAGCGTCATGCGCCGGCGGCGCCCGACGGCCCAGACGACGTCCCGGCGCATGATGTCGTCTTCGTCGGCACCGGCTTCCACGAACGGGTCGAGCTGCTCGCCGACGTCGACTGGGCAGGCATCGACTTCGGCCTGTACGGCACCTGGACGCTGCTCGGCTCGCGCCACCCACTGCGGCAGCATCTGCGCGGCGGGACAATGACCAACGCCCGCACCATAGCGCTCTACCGCCGGGCGAAGATCGGGCTCAACCTGTACCGCTCGAGCGAACGCTATGGACGCAATGCGCCGCGGGTCGCCGAAGCGGAAAGTCTGAACCCGCGGGCGTATGAGCTCGCCGCCTGCGGCGTCTTCCAGATCTCAGACTGGCGCCCAGAGGTCGCCGAGGTCTTCGGCTCTGCCGTCCCCACTGTCGACTCGGCGGCCGAGTTGTCGGCGCAGCTCCGCTACTTTCTCGCCCATCCCGAGGGGCGTGCGGCATCTGCCCACCGCGCCCGGCTGGCTGTCCAGCCCCAAACCTTCGCCGCACGCGCGGCGCAACTGCTCGAGGACCTCGACGCGGTCGAGGATTCCTCCCAACCCCTGCCCGCCCTGGCGGGCCAGAAAGGAGCCTGATCGTGGCGGTGAAATACAGCGGGGCGAACGGCCTCATTTACATGTCGTCGACTGGCACGGGGACGCCCGCGCTGGCGGGTGGCTTCCGGGCCTTCACCATCGACAACTCGCGCGAGGACATCGACACCACCGAGTTTGGTGCATCGAACAAGACCAGCGTGCTCGGCTTCCCGTCGTCAAACGGAACCTTTGAAGGTTTTTGGGCCACCGACGACACGGTCATGCGCGATGCGTCCAACTCCCCAGACGGCACGAACATCGCCGTCTACCCGTCGCGCAACGCGATGAGCCGCTACTTCGGTGGGCCGGCGTGGATCGACTACAGCCTGAATACCGCGGTCGACCAGGCCGTCACGATTCGGGGCAACTGGCGCTCCCGCGGCAACATGGTCAACCAGCTCTAGGGTCACCCTTGACCCATGCTGAATAGCGTCGAGGCGGCTCCCAGCCGCAACGGCACCGGTGCGCCGATGCCGATCAAGACGGTGACGATTGACTGCGACGAGGCTGGCTATCCGGGCTGGCATGCGCGGCTGCGCACCAACATCCCCGCGCGGGTGTTCGACGATTTCGCGTCACTCGACGAGGAGCGGTTCTGGCGCTCGCTGGGGACCATTGTCGTCGAGTGGAATTTCGCCGACGAGGATGGCAGTCCACTGCCGACGCCAGCGGATGGATTGAGCTGGCGGGATCTCCCCTACGACCTCGCCGCGCATCTCGTGCGCAGCTACAGCGAGGCATTCGCGGCCCTGACCCAGGTCCCAAAAGCGTCCGACGCCAGCTCCGCCGCTACCTCCAGAACCAACGGCGACCAGCGGACCAGCGAGTAGTCGATGTTGCGCCGCCGGTTGAGTACATCCCCCTCATCCTGGCCGAGCGTTTCGGCGGCGGGCCGATGGTCTATCGCGACATGCCCGCAGACGAGCGCGCGGAACTGCTCGGCCTGCTGGGCATTGAGGCGAAGGTGCTCGCCCTGTACGACGGGCTCGCGCCGGGCGATGACGTCGTCGTATCCGACGAGTGGGACGATGAGTGATTCAGGCGTGCGGGGTTGGTGCGGGGTTGGTGCGGGGCTCCGGAATCAGGGCCCAGATAAACGCGGCGACCCAGCCGATCAGGGTCCAACCCAGCAAGACGTTCAGGGCGGCGATCGCGCCGATGCTGCGCTTGCCTTGCACGCCGGCAATGAGCGATGGCAGGAAATAACCGAACAACAGCAAAGCACCGAGCAGGACTGCGGCGACCCACGGGGCTGCTATCAGCACAGTGTGCATGACGCTATCCGGAATCATCGCTACGAAGGCTTTCTCGACGGCCTCAGAATTCATGGAACAAACCCCCCAAGTGGTAGAGATGTGCTCGGCCGCTACGGACGCTTGGGCGCCGTAGCGCTTGCGGGCGTTAGCTGGACGCCACCGAGCGGGCGGACTATAGCGAGTCGCTAGTGAATACCGAAGAACTCCAGGTTCTGATCCGCACCACCGCCGACACGAAAGGCGCTACCCAGACCAGCGCTGCCCTGGAGCGGGTACAGCAGCAGGCGACCAATACCGCCCGCGCGACGCGGGCGGCGCAGGCCAGCACGGGCGGGATGTTCCGGAATGCGGGTGACGCGGCGCGGTTCGCGACAGCCCTGACTGGCGTGTCCAGCGCTGCCGACGTTGCGGTGCGCGCCCTTGCTGGTCTGAGTGAGCTGGTGACCAGCAGTATCACGGTGGCTGGCGAGGCCACCCGCGTCAATCGCACGCTGGCCGCTAGTTACGGGTCCGCGACGCCCGAGATTACGCGCTTCGCCGATGCGCTTGCGCGGACCACCAATGTGCCGCGGACCGACGTCGCTGCGGCCGCCATCAATGCCCGCACGCTCGGGCAGAACTATGGTTTCTCGACTGGTCAGATCGAGAAACTGATCGAGCGGACGAATGATCTGGCGGTCGCCAACGGCATGAGCTTGCCCGAGGCGTTCCAGCGCGTGCAGAGCGCCATGCGCGGCGAGGCCGAATCGGCCGAAGCATTGGGCCTGGTGCTCAACGCGAACTTTATTGCCGAACGACAACGGGCCGCAGGCGTCAAAGAGTCCTACTTCACGCTGACCCAGGCCAAGCAGGCGCAGGTCATCTACACCGAGTTCCTGCGCCAATCGGCACAGTTTGCGGGCACGGCCGCCACCGCGACCGGCGACCTCGACCGCGCGCTCGCTGGCGCGAGCACGTCGGCCACCAATTTTCAGACGGCCCTCGGGCTCGCGCTCGGCCCCGCCACCCAGGATGCCCTGCGGACGACGGCGGGCGGGGTCAACCTGTTGACGGACGCGTTGCAGGGACTCCAGGGCGCAGCGGTGCGCAGCCCGCTCGACATCGTCAAGGTGCTTGGTATCACCGCTGGCACTTCGCTGTTTCCCCAGCAAATTGCCGCGCAGGCGCGGCGACAGGCTCTGGCGCTGGCCGGTCTGGGCACGGCAAACCCGCCTGGTCAGGCAACCTCGGCCCAGCTCAATGCCGAAGCCGAGTTGCGCGGTGTTGTCCAACAGCAGCTCGTCCGCGAAAGCCAGGCCCGGCAGCGGGTCACGCGGGCGATGAGCGATCAGCAACGGCAGGCAGCCACGCTGCGGGCCGAGCTCGCGGGGATCAACGACATTCTCGAAAAGACCGCAGACTTGAGCGAACAACTGAGCGCGACGAACCCCTTACAGGGCGCGCTCGCTGCCGTCGGTGACGTCGCGTCTGCCCAGCGGGCGCGACAGGCCGCCGCCCAGGCCGCCGAGTTTCTGCGGCAGTACCGGGCCACGCTGCAGACGATTGCCCAACCAGGTGGCGTAGCGACGCAATTTGGGGGGCCGCCAGGCGTCGTCACCGCAGCGCAGCAGCAGGCACAGGAGCAGTTACGGTTGCTCGATCGGCTCCAACCGGTTGAGGAGCAACGGGCAGCCCTGCGCGCCTCGCAACTTGAGTTGCAGCAACGGAGCGTCGAGTTGCTCGGCCAGCAGGCCCAACTGGAGCTCCAGCTGCTGCCCGCGCGCCAACAGCTCGTGGCCTTGGACCAGCAGCTCAACAATGCTCAAACACAGCGTCTGCAGTTGCTCCGCGAGCAGGCTGCGCTGGAGGCCCAGCAGCGCGCGGCACCGGCCCGCGAGGCACTCGAGGATGTCCAGGCGCAGATCGAACGGAACCAGTTGATTATCGCCAACCGCCGCGGAACCAGTGCTGCGGAGCGGGCCGCGGCGCGGCGCGAAAATCGCGAGCTCAACCGACAATTGCCAGGGCTCGAGCTGACGGGATTTGACGCGCAGCGGGCTCTATCACTGCAACAGCGAGCCGGACAGGCCGCGGACATCGTCGAGCAGCTTCGTCAGAACCGCATCCGTCAACAGCAGGCGACGGTCCAGCAGGGTCTCGAGCCGGGCGAGGCGCAGTTGGCGGCACTGCAGGCCCAACTCGACCGTCTCGGCCTGGTCGGCCGCATTCTGGACGCCGCGGGCCAGCGGCTGACGCTCCAAATCCAGGTCGAGGTCAATGGCGAGGTGGCGGGCTCGGGCGATGCCTCCGGGGTCGTGGCGAGCCAGGTCGCACAGGCCGTCTTCGAGCATCTCACCGAGGCCAACGGCCAGGCACAACTGCCGCCGGTCATTCCAGTCTCCGCGGTGAGGCGCGGCTAAGTGGCGAGCTTCACGGTTGAGCCGCCGGCGGTCGTGGCGACCACCACGGCGATTTTCGGCGCGGTCATGCGCGGCTCGCGTCAGGAAGCGGGGGGCCTGCAACGGCTCACGCTCACCGTCACGCTGTGGGACGTCGAGGAATGGCTGACGCTGCAATCGCTGGTGACCAGTAAATACCACGTCCACGAGCCGCTCGGCGGTGTCCCGGTCGTCGACGTCGTCATCGGGCCAGGTGAGGGCGCGCTGGTCATCGATGGCCTCGGCTCCACCTCGGCGATCCTGACCGCACTCGACCGCTCGAGCTACCTGCCGTATTTGCGCAGCCAGGGGACGGCGGCATTCCTGATTACAGGATCGCTTCTCTGATGCCGGCGCTCGTGCGCACCGTCGCCCTGACCGTCACGTTCGCCGATGTCGAGCTCGAGGATGTGCTCTCGGCGCGCGGGCAGGTTGTCGCTGACTCGGGCTGGCCGAGTTGTAGCGTCTTCCTCACGGCTAAG